TTATCAAAGACACCTCCTAATAACGAAGCCTCTCTAGCTGTAGAAAGAAACGGTACAAGCATAGAGCCTACGTCCATCACGTAATCAGCTACTCCAAACTCCTCAGTAGAAGACTCAAGCATTTCATACAGCTTAACGTAGTTAGTTGCAGCTGCTTTTACTTCCTCACTAGCCTCTGGTACTGCTACTGCATCAACAAATTGTGCAGAAGGGTCTTGACTTCTAGCCTCACGTTCAGGTCTTAACTCAGCCTCAACTTCAACACTCTCAGTGAACAACTCAGGGTCTTGAGCAGCTGTTTCTTCAAGCACTTGTGTAACTGCTGTGTTATCAGCCCTAAGCTTATCAGAAGACAGTTGACCTAAGACAGCATCTTTGTCAAATGAACCTCTATACTCTTGGTATGCCTCTATAAGAGGTTGCCCTGTAGTATAGTTGGCTATGTAGGCAGCCTGAACAGCCTTGAAGTTATCTAGTTTTTCTGTAGAAGCAGAAGGCATGGCAATACTTTGTATTGGCGTGTCTAAATCAACAGCTGCTTCTTGGATTGGTTCATCAAGCGTTGCCATATATCTGTGTATCCTTAGGAATATGAACTGTGTTTATTGTTATTAGTATTACAGGTTACTTCTATATCGTGGTTGGCCTTGTGCGTTGTTACCAACGAATGACGCAGCTGGCCCTGTAGGTTGTGCGAAACCAGCTGCAAATGTACCTGCATTAGAAAGACCTGATGACACTGCTGAAGATATAGCTGCGTTAGCTCTAGAATTAGCTAGTGTATTAGATGCACTCTGACGTAAATCAAAAGTTTGTTGAGATGAAGTGAATGATCTGTTAGCTGAGGAAAGGCTAGTCCCTAGGTTAGAGCCTATTGCTGACTGAGCACCTTGTAGTGCCGATGACTCTTCAGTTATACCTTGTCCTATTCCACCTGCTAAGTTAGAAGCTTGTGCTTGACGAGCTTGGGCTAACGCTCTCTTACGAGCTATACCACGACCTACTTCTGCTGTTGCCTTCTGTATCCTATTAGCTTCTTTTTGTTTTTTCTCCCCTCTTTCAGCTGCTTTCTTCTGGTCTATAGAAGAAGCTACTGAGTAAGCTGTCCCTGCTACTGTTGCAATTATCGCGGCTGTTGCCATCTTCTAAACCCCTATGTACTTGCTGTAACTTTTTTCTGAGTAGGTATAACCTAAGCCCTCACACAGAGAATCAAAAGGGTGAGATGCTTTCATTGTAATATTGATTACATCAACTCCCTCACCTTTTAAAGACTCTTCAGCAAACTTCAACATTTCAAAGCCTGTCTTAGTCTTTCTGTAAGACGCATCTATAAAAATCAAATCATTGGTTGCGTACTTGTGGTCTGAGTAGTGTATATGAGGTGTAACAAAACTTATAAGGTATCCAATAAGTTTGCCATCATCTCTCGCAGTAACTATGTGTACTATACCTAGACCTTCCATAGCAAAATATTTATCGTAGTCAGGGTTGACCTTTATTTTATCTTTGTACATATCCACTTCTTCGTGATGATCCTCTACTAAAGGTCTAATCTCTTCTAGACAGTCAACTAACTTTTCTACTTTATACTCTATCATGGTCGATCCCTATTGGAATATATAATACCGTAACCCAAAAGCCTCATATCTTTACCAGCTTCTGATTCAAAACGTAAACCTAAAGACGTACCCCTACCTCTTAACCTGTTTCTTGTGGAGATAATAGACCTATCATAAGAGAAAAGGTCTAGGGAATCCTCAGGAGTGTAGTTCTTGAGAAGTTTGTAAGCTTGAAACTGGTTAGAAGAGAATGATTCCCCCCAATCCCAACGATGGCTTACTAAACAACCTGATTTATTAAGGTAATCTACCTCCCCAGTCACTTCATCTGGTTGAGTAAAGCCGTTCTCTGTTCTTTCAAAGTGAGTCTGTAACAGATTGGCCTTCTTACTCTTACTGATGACATCTTCTAAGGAGTCAAAACCCCCTTCGATGTAACTTTTATAATCTGTACCCCAATCTGCGTAGGTACTTACATCAGCGAAACCTGAGAATCTGTATGCGTATGATCCAGTTCCTGTTGACTGTAAAGTTAAGAGCTTGATTGAGCTGGTTTCAGGGACGAATATCTCTGTAGTGGTAGTCACAAGGTCTCCAGACGCTGTAACTTGAACTCCACTATCTATTACAGGGTCTTCTATAGACAACTGATTGTAGACTTTAGAATTCATGCCAGCTACTACAAAGAGTTCAGGGGATATAGACAAAGTATACTTACCAAAAGCGTTTAAGCTTACGTCAAAGTACAGTACCTTGTTAAAGGCTTTACCTGACAGAGTTGTGTAGCTGCTGTTGAGCCCACTTGAGTAAAACCAAAGCACTCTGTTAGCACCCTCATCGAAAACCGAAAAAGCAGACTGCTTGACATAGATGCTAGTCTCTTGGTACAGGTCTTTTATAGCTCTTGAGCTTATATCCTGTGCTGCTACAGCTCCTGACTCCCCTGTGAGTAAGGCCACTAAAGAAGTCTCCCCCCAATAGTAGATAGTATTCTTAGCAAAGACTATAGACTCAACATTGATAGCTCCTTGATCTGTAACTTTCCTTACAGAGAAAGCATCAGCTCTAAAGCTTGTGTACTCACCTTCACCAGATACAACCCATACTCCATTGTCTGCTATAATAGCTAGACTTGGGCCAATAGGAGCCATCTTGTAGATCTTACCTACTTCTTCAAGACCTAGGACACCACCATCTGTAGCTACAAGTTCATTAATAACCTCGGCTGTAGGGTCTGAATCTTGATAACACTTACTTGCGTTAGCTATCCTGTCACCTATAACCTGAGAGTAGTAAAGATTGTTAGTGTATCTGCTACCTTCTAACCCTGCGTACCAAGCCCTTCCTGCGTAGAAGGCTACTGTAGAAGGTCTGTACTGTGACACTAATTGCTCTGAGTAGGTGTAGTTAGACAAGAAGTTACCAGTAGAGGCGGCTGAGCCATACTTACCTGTAGCTTGTCTGTCTATAAAGAAAGCTTCTTTAATAAACTTCCCTCTTGGGGACTCAGTAGTTCCTGTGTAATCATTCTCTAACATCCAAGGACTATAGGCGATCTGTTCTGATATAGTATCACCACCACCTGCTTGATAAGAGTGGAATAGATCTTGAGTTGTTGGAAAAAAACCTAGGCCAGTTCTAGTATAAGTATACTCAGCTGGATCTGAATCAGAAGTACCGCTATCTGGGTTACTAGCAGCAGATACCTTAGCTGTGGTCTCTCTTATCTGTTTAAGCACTCCGTAAGGAGATACAGTGATGTCAGTCTCTTGATGAGGCCACCCTTGGTTCGCTAGGTTATAGAAGTGAGCACCTGACATATAGTCCTGTCTACTTCCTCCATCAATCTTATAAATAGAAGCGCCAGAACCGAAGGTCTCATCTTCTTTAGCTATGTCGAAGTCTCTAATCTTTAGGATAAGATTAGTCTTTACTAAAGTACCTGTCTCCCACTCAGTAGCTGGTGGGACAAACTCTAAAGAGAATGGATCTATGTACTTACCTGCTACATAAAGCCTACCACCACCTGACACAGTTGTTATATCTCCACCCTCTCTTAATATTAGAGTAGATGCAGAAGGTCGAGAAGGTTCTGTTAGAAAGATAGCTGCTGCTGCTGGTGTGTTAGACAGTAACTCTTCATCTCTTACATAGAAGAACTCTAGACGATCAGCATTTTGAACTACAGCTATAGTCTTGTCTGGATCTCCGTTAACAGAAGACCACTTATGTAGTGTTGTTGCTGTAGTTGCTAGAGGTATTGATGTTTCTTTAAGTGGGTCTGTTATAGTCCCATCGAAAGCAAGACCAGCTCTACGTTGTACACTACCGTCCTCATTTATATCTAGATTATCAATATCAATAGCTGCATTCTCTGGGTAAGAGAGCTTATTAGCTTCTGTAACTAACCCCCCAGTGAAGTTAGCGTAAGCTTTTGCTGCGGATCGTCTTGGCATTACTAACTCCTGCCGTTACCGTTTCTTCCAAAAGAGTTTTTAGTAGACTCTGTACCTGTTCTGTACGCTGTACGTCTTAGTCTGCTTATTCCTCGGTTCCTTCGTCTCTCATTCTCTGGATCAGCTGCTCCATTCAATGCCATTGAACATGCTGCTGTGAGTTCTGATAAGTATAAAGGATATGTTGTTGCATCTACTGGCACTACGTAAGCATCAGTGATCTCAAATGTTGGGACAGATGAACCTCTTACTATAGACTTTACACCCTGTACTGTTGTCTCTATCGCACTATCAAAAGCATCTAAGACTAGGTAGTTGTTGTCAAACACTGTGAAGTACTCAGGAGCCTGATCATTGTATATGTACAAAGGTATTCCTTTATAGGAAGCCGTTGTTACATTAGTCTCTGATGATTTCCTTGAGTAGATCTTATCTAAGAAGTCTTGAGTAGATAGCTGTGTTAATTCTTTGTATGTTGTGTCTGTCTCACCTGACTCTGTAACATCGTACCTTAAGAACTCTATGTTAAGGACATTAACTGGAAGCTTAAGAGAAGATGGGTTGCCAGTGTCACCGACAGATTCTACATTGATTAAGTCATACCTTTGAGGCCATTCATTCCTACTTACTAAGTCGTAGAATGTGTCTTCAGCTTCTCTAGCTATGAGTATAGAGTCTTGAGAGTCGTTAATAGAATTGGCTACATCTAAGTCTAACTTCTCCAGTACTCTTTGTACTGTGTACAGCAATGTTCTATTCATTTGGTATCTCCAAAAAAGTTATTTATCAACCCTTACTTACACGTTGTATAAGGATACCGGGAGCTGTTACCTGTACTGTATTAGCATCTGTCTTCAAGAAGATTTGAGCACCATTAGCTAGGAAAGTCGATAAAGAAAATACTCCGAAGCTAACACTAACTACTTTATTAGAACCAGCAGAAACACTAATTTGTCTATCCACTATTACTACGGTTGGAGTAGCAGCACCACCTATATCCATCTCCATCTCCAAATATGAAGCTGACCCTGTTACAGCTGTGATTGGCAGGTCTAATCTAATTAAGTAGCTGTCGCCTAGGGTATCTGGGGTCATAGTATCTGCTGTTGTGTTCCAAAAATTTGACACACCTGATGGTAAGTAGCCTGTCTCTGTTGTAGACCCAAGGCCATCTATAGATAACTTAGCTGCTGTAGTAGTGAACGTCTGAGCTGTTGCGTTATCTTTATAATTACCCCACCCGTGGACAGATTCCCAAGCTCCGCTGCCAGCCCCATCTGCTACGTACGTCTGTCCTGCTAACGCTGCGCCTGTGGTTATAGCACTAGATTCTGCCCAAGTACCTGACGTACCTGAATCAGAAACGTAGACTAGCCCAGCTGCTGCTGATTCTACGCCTTTAGGTTCATGTAGTTGTGAACCTGTTAATGTATTATGCTCTGCCATTTTATTACCTATATAAAAGAAAAAAGGGAGGAAGGAACGAATCCGACCTCCCTCTTTAAGTCACCTAATCATAAGATTAGATAGTGTACTCTACAATCAAAGTACCTTTACCAGTTGTGGCAGCAGTAGTAGTTGCTACTACAGTGATCCACAAGTCTGTTGCGATAGTAGTGTTGATCTGAGCACCAGCGCCAACAACAACTGTATCAGCTGCCATTACGTTAGTACCAATCAAACCATTCTTATCAGATACAGTACCTGCTAAGATCTTAGTTCCAACTTCTACAGCATTATCAAACACTGTTTCAGAGATGAACTTCGCAGACAAGATAGTAGCGCCAGCAGGGATTGGTGTATCATTACCCTGTGGTACAGTGTAACCCGGAAGGTTACTAATGTCTACTTCTACTACCATTTCTTTTACTAAGCCTTTAGTATGAACAGTACCAGCTTCCGCTTGAATACCGTCAGAAGTACCGAATGGTACTGAAAGACCGTCGTCGTTTAACCATGTATTTGCACGAGTCATTTTAAGTTACCTTTCGATTATGCAATTGCAGTTGCGCTAGAGAATATAGTCATAGCATTCTCAGGACGATATAAACCAAAGCCAAAGCTCTGAGTTAACTGATGATATTCAGTTTCAATATCTTCATCTCTCCATGATACTAGCTTAGGCTGACGACCCATTGCACCGATAACTGGTGAAGCATCTCCACCTAGTGCCATGATGTAGTTAGCTCGGAAGCCTGCATTTGAAGCAGCAGTGGCATCAGTACCATCGTACATTCTTAGAGCAGCTTCGTCAGCACCTAGAGTTGGTAAGAACTCAGATACATAAACGTCGATACCGTAGATGTTACGAACAAAGCGTAAGCCAGTTCCATCTAAATGTCCAGTAGTAAGTAAGCCTTCCCACATTGGGTTGTTAGAAACATCAACGATGTTAGCCTTAACATTAAGGTTGTGCGCAGTGATAGCATCTACTACTGCGATACGACCTTGTACTGGAGCGTTAGCTTTAGATAAAGCGTAACCAGCGTAAGAGAAGTCAGACAAAGTTAAAGAATCAGCTGGTGCAGAAGTACCATCACCAGAAGCTAGGATACGGTGCTTCCCGCCATTGATGGTGTTCGCATCATTAGCAGTCTGTCCGTTGTTAATAGTTTCTAAGAAAGTTGTTTCCATGTAAACGTCATGAGCACGTTTCATTTCAGGAACTACTTGAGCTAGAACCTGATTAGCTTGGAAAGAAGTTTCAAAGAAGTGATCAGTCAATGCAACTTTCAAGCCTTTGAACTCATCAATGCTGAAAGTGAACTGACCTGTATCCATACGACGCTCAGGTAGAGCTGTAGATTCTGCCCAAGTATCAACTTCTAAAGCTGATAAAGAGTTAACAGAAACTGCTGTACGGATGCTGTCACCCGGAATATCACCGATCCAGTTTACCCATGTTTGTGCAACTGTTGCTTCTTCTTGACGCATCTTGAACTCTTGACGGAAGATTTCACTGCGCTCTAGGTGGGTGGAACCCCACGAACGATCAATAGCCATAATAATTTACCCTTAAAAAGATTATTTTGTGAGACATAGTTCTCTGAACTGCTTCTGCATCTCAGGGGCATAGAACTCTTTCGGGTTCTCCCTGCGTAGCTTAGAAAAGTCAGCTAACTTCTGATCTCTGTTTTGATTGTCGGAGTTATAACCGACGTTAGTGCTCTGTGATGGGTTACTAGCGTTAGTAGTATGCTTGATACCCACCATACTGTACAAAGCTTTAGGAGACTTCTTAGCTAGAGCAAACATATCATCGAATGTTAAACCATTCTCTGCTGCTGCCTTTCTAACTATGGTGTCTACTTGATCTGCACCGTATGTCTTGGTTAACGTAGCTGAGACTGCTTGGAAGTTAGCATCTGCTTTCTCCGAGTCTGTCTTAGCCTGCATCTTACCTAACACTTTGCTCACTAGCGTTTCTTCATCAAGGGTTGTGTCTTGATTACTTTTCTTAGCTTCGCCTATCCTTGCTAGAGCATCTTCAACAGATCCCATCGACTCTAACCTTGCGTCGATGTCAGACATCTTCTCACGTAAGGTTTGATTCTCTGATTGCAGAGTGTCAATGAAGTTATCTTTATCGCCTATGCGCTTCTGCATAACATCCATTTGCTGTTGAAGTTTACTTCCCAAATCTAAATTACTTCCTGTGCTCTGGTCAGCAGCAGATGTGAATGAAGATGAGGTTGTTCCTTGGCTACCATTGTCGTTGGTAAAAGTTTGATCGGTCATTATTTGTATTCCGTAAATAAGTTTAGTACATCTCTTAAGGCTCTACGGTATCCACGGTTGTCCGCCTGATACTCTGCCCAATTAAAATTAAGGTACTGAGTTAAACTCTCAGCATCTTTAACCTTGTCATCTAGACTCTTTTCTAGTCTATCAGCTAAGGCTCTTAAGAAAGAAGGCGCTGATCTATAAGCTTCTTCTATTCTGTTTCTCTCGTGTGGGTGCTTACCTCTAACTAGACTCTCGCCTAACTTAAGCTCCCTCTTCTGCTGGGACATCGCTTACTCCTGATGGGTCAATCATTTGTCGTTCTGCTAACATGCCTTGAGCTGAAGATTCAAGTGATGCTGCTTCAAGCCTCTCAGGTATCCTTCCGTAAGGTTCGTACAGTTCCTCGAAGTCTAATAACTCTGCCCACATTATTGCTAATTTCTTAGCTGGGAAGTGTTGTGCTACTTCTGGGTCTGCCATACCTGTCTGGTAGAACGCTGAAAGTTGTTGTGTAAGTCTAGCTTTTCTTGCGAACTCTCTAGCACCTACTGGAATTACCTTACCGTTAGACACTAGGTCTTCTCTGGTAATCCTTATGAACTCTTCAACACCGAAGTCATCATCAATAACTGATACAACATCTGATGTATGCAAGTTCTGTACACCTAACTCAAGCTCTGCATTAACTAACTGTTCTAAGAAAGCTGAGAAGATCTCAGTCTGATACTCAAAACCTCTGTTAGCTGCATTGCTTAACAAGCCTACCTCGAATGCTGTCTTCTCTCCGGGGCTTCTTATACCTAGTGCTTCTCTAGGAGCATTAGCATACAACTCCATAGCAGCTTCTAGTTCTTGTATCTGGAAGTCAGCGTTCAGCACTGTAGTATCTGGAGCTAAGTAACGTACGTTACCCCCTTCAGGTACGAAGTAGTGTGTTGCTGCGCCTACCTTCTCTATCTCTACGTCACCCTGTATAACAATATCAGGATCAAGCATGTTATCAAAAGCATCTGACTTAGCATTCTCTAAGTGATTGATGCGATACTGCAAGCCTACTAGGTTATCAAGTGGGCCGATACCCCATAGATTATCAGGGCGTTGCTTCCAAACACTCTGGAAGATATTAGGACGACCTGTGTAGGTGTTAAGAGGTTCTCTTCTTAGTACATGATGTCCATCAGCTACAGTTATTACATGATTCTTTAAGAGGGTGTCAGACTCTCCATCATAGAGATCACCATAGAACTCGTAAATAGTAGCGTGACCAGATATATAGTAATCACTAGGAGCACCAAAGCCATCCGGTATAAAACTTTCATCAAGCTCTCCATCGTCTGACATGTGGGATAGCTTTATTCTTTCTTCCTTCATCTTAGCTAGGACTTCAGCATCATACCCTAAACTTGGGTTATCTTTGATAGCTTGTTCCATCTCACCTATAGTAGTACGACTACGTACAATGTAAGGAGTGTGCTGTGAGTCGGAAGCCTTGAGGTTCATAACAACGTCGTACGGGCTTAAACGAACTATACGTGGCCCTATGTACGCTGGTACTAACTCTCCTGTGAGAGGCTCTGTGGCTGTCTCAGTGACATACTCTACTGTAGCAAAGCAATTACCGTACAAGATCCAGTCATTGATCAGATCTCTTACTACCTTCCTGAAGTTAGATAGTCTATGCTTAGTGTTTAAGTAAGCTAGTGCAGCTTCCCGCTTCGCTTTCGTATTCGCTTCATCATCGTTACCAACAAATTCCAGCCAGTCCCTATGAGGAAACAAAGAAAAGTCAGTATTAACCAACAGATTATTATAAATGTTATACAGCTTCGGACGATGAGTCGTGTTAGACCAATCATTCTTCGCGTTAGTTGTGTCTCTGGTTGACGTTGCGAATACATACTTCTTAGTCTCCGTCCATCTAGATTCTGCTTCAGCTCTTGCACTCTTCCACTGTAACCAAGTATTATAAATACTTCCAGCTAAGGTAGCCTCTGAGTCCAGAGCATTTCTAAAGTCGATGGTGTTAGCACCTGATGATGACATTAATTCCTTCCTCTTCCGCCAAATCTAGCGTCTGTAATAACTTTATGATCAGCATCTAAATACTGTTTTGATTTCATAGGAGGCTTAGCATCTTCAAGAGCCATGCCTAAAGCATCTACCAAGTCGTCATGTGGAGGTCTCTCTAGTATGATCTCTTCCTCAAGTATGGAAGTCAACCCGTCTCTTCTATGGAAGATGGACTTCAGTTCATACTTAGGATTGACCACAGCGTACTGCCTCATCGCTTTGGACTTGGCACTAACCCCTGTATTAGACTTCCCTATCACTGAGATAACACCGCCAGCTTCTCTAGCCATACGCTCTATCTCATTAGCAACTAACTTACCGCCTGAGTTAGTCTCTATCTTAATCTTTCTGAAGCCCCACTTCTGTGAGAGCCTCATGATACTGTCGAAGTAGACTGTGAAGCTAGATGTCTTGAATCTATCTAAGTCTAAGACATAGTAGTAACCATCACTATCAAGACCTACAACTGCTATAGCTGTATAATCAGCTGCTTTACCTCCAGACTCTGAAGCCTCAGTCCATGCAACATCCATTGCTGCGTAAACCTTTAACCTCTTGTCTTTGAAAGATGCTCCGCCCATATCTGTCTTGAGGTACTTAGGATCGTAGTACTGAAAGCATGAGCGATCAATAACATTAGTTGATTCGTCGTTAGGGTTGTTGTAGTACTGAGCGTAGAACTGTGCTTGCTCTCCCTTAGACACATAGTCAGACCTGATAATCTCAAGCTGTTGTGTATCGAACCCATACCAATTACCATCTATAGGAGAGACTGACCTAGGCCACAGGAAGTTACCTGTACCATCAGCTTCATCCTCTACTACCTCTTCCATTATATCCCACAGTGGAGACTCAGAGACAAACTGTCTTTCACTTTCATCCCAGATCCTATACATCGCAGCTTTCATATCTTGGTAAGCATCTTCAGGGTGGTATCTTGTACCAACTGATTTGATAATGCCACCAGCGTTAAGTATGGATGTACACTGTGATAAAGCTTTACCTACTTCTTGTCTACCTGTATCTGTGTAAGCATTACGTGGTACAACAACGTCATCAAATACTATTGAGTCACAATGTAAGCCAATGAAGTTAGCTTTGATTGTTTTAACTATGATAGTGTGATCTCGTATACCGCGTTGCTTACGTGAAGGGTGGTCTACATTGAAGCTGTAAGCTGACCACTGTTCTCTATCGCCTTCTCTGTTGTTGATCATATCAGGCCACAGTCTTGAGTAGGCATCTGATGTCATCATGTTCTTGATAGCGTAGAGCTGGTCTTTAGCTAGATCTTCTCCAGCTGATAAGTAAACAATAGTAGTCCAAGGCTTTCTAGTTATCTCCCACGCACACCATGTTGCTATACAGTGAGACTTTAGATGACCACGAGGCAACAGAAGTAATTGTCGCTTATGCGCTTCTGGATCTGCTAACCATCTAAAGACTTTCTCGTGTATGTTTCCATACATGTATGTTGGGTTTACTATCTTAGCGAATGACCACAGGTCTTCTTCACATTGTTTTCTTATATCTTCTTTTGTCAGTCTGTTAGAAGCCATGCTTAACCTTTAAACAAAGTAAGTACCTGTTACAATAATTACAGAGGAGTTAGTCAGATTGGTGTCGTCTAGGTTTGAAGCTGTACCTGCTGTATTCACCTCTCTTAAACGTACCGCAGAGGTTGCTGCGTCTGTAAGTGCTAAGGGTACGTCTGCAAAAGTAGTGTTAGTTAAGGAGATGCTACTCATAGTAGTGACACCTGCTTTACTTGTGTACGGTAGACCTTGTACTACAGCAGCACCAGTAGCTGATCCTTTACTTGAGAGGATAATTGTGAAAGCGTAGTTCACTGTATTATTAGTCTTGCTATACCAACCCGTCTGTGTTGTGTAAGTTATCCCTGTAGTAGCCCCGCCTAACTCTAAGCTAGGTGTGAAAGATGACTCTTCATACTCAGGTACGTTACCAAGAATTGTATTATTTGTACCGCTGTCTGAGATGACATTACATCTATGAAGTGTATTATTTTGACTAAGGGCCAGCAACACGACAGAATTATTTGTTGAGTACCCAGAGCTAGAGTCTTGAGTCAGGCAGTTAAACAGCTCACAGTCTTGGATCTTCCCATTTACTGCATGGTTAGTTCCTGCTGTGTAGACACTCTCGTCAACGAAGTTAACAATGTTAGACACAGAAGTTTCAAGATAGTTTCCAGACAGACAGTCTCTTCCATCTTGAGAACCCTCCATTAGTATCTGGCTAATGCTGCTTCTTACTACAGTAGACGTTCCTGTATCTATAACAGAAGAACCTGTTGCGTACAGTGCTCCGTAGACCTGACTATAAGTAGAGTACTGAGCTGCTGCTAGGTTATACTTTATCACAGAGGGTGTTGTTTGATTAGACCAATGCAGTATGTGAGTGTATTCAAAGTTGTCTACTGATGTAGTGGAGAGATCTGTAGAGTACTGAATGCAATACTGTACATCAAAAGACTTGTTCCAGATAGTGTCAAAGACAAAGTTAGATGGGTTCCTTGCGATGGCATCATGGTTGTAGTGATAAATTAAGTTGGTTGCTACTAGCGTATTGCTAAAGACTCTCCTAAACTCCATATTCGTCCAAGCACCTCCAACTACTTTTATACCGCTGGCACAGGTTCCTGAGAGAGTAACACCTTCTACTACATGCCCTCTCTTGAATGTCTCTACTGTGTTCTCAATACGGAGGATATGGTCAGGGGTTCCACTTGAGGCAATTAGGGTTGATCCCTCAAAGTCCCAAAGAATGTTCTCTTGGTCAACAGAAGATAACAATCCACAAACATAAGATGCTCTTGGAAATCTGATAGAGTCCCCATTCGAGAGACTGTTGATAGCAGCTTGTACAGACGTTGTATCGTCTGTAACCCCATCTCCTACAGCACCGAAGTCTTTAACACTAACTACATTACCCAGTGTTTGATTGAAAGCTAATTTAGTCGTCATACTTAGTCCATTATATTGATTACGTTGTCGAGCCGCGAAGCAGCACCCTTAAGGAAGTCTTTATCCTCTGCCATCTTAGCAGCTTCTTTCTTCGCTTCATCTTTAACAAAGCGACCACGTGTAGTGTTTGTTTTCTTAGAGACATCAAACAGCTTCTTAGCTGCATTGATGTCACCATCACGTACAGCTAGAAGTATTGCTTTCTTAGCTAAGGACTCATCCCTAGCTCTCATGTCTTCTCTCCAAGCAGCTATACCTCTGTGTGCTCTATAGCCTTCAGAGAACCACTTAGCTGAAGTAAGCTGATTAAAGATGTCGAGTCCACCTAGATGTTCTATGGCGAAGTCATATTCATCAGCTGATTGCATAAAGAGTTTATATAAGGACTTATACTTCTTACCATCCCTCTCTATATCATACTCTTGTATAGTAAACTCTGGAGTACCTTCAGATCTCTCTTCCAGTCCTACTAGGTCTACGAACATTGATCTTGTGTTTACTCTTGAAGTCATTCCTATTCCTTACTAAACAGGGAAGTGAGTCTCAACACCATCCGCTAAATTTCTCCAACTGCCAGCAGCCGCTGAGCTAGAAGCTCTCACAACTAAACCTGTCGTTGTATTTAACAACAGCATATTCGCTCGTTTGTTTGTTGTATTAACTGCGTTACCAACATCAATTAATGAGGCCGTAGTAGTAGTCTCAAACGTAAATCCGCCAAGGACATCAGGTCTATCTAGGATAGGATTCTGCAAATAAGTAGCTAGATTATAACTTGTACCGGACTGACTATGTGTTATACCAGCAGTGTCTGCTGTGGTGTTAGTAGTGGCTAAGTTAGTCAGAAAATCCCAATCATCATTAGCATTAATAGTTATAGCACTATCTACTGTGATAGATGAAGAGGAAGTCTGTGTGTAATCTCTACCACTCTTAAGCTTCTGTCCATTCTGAAACACTAGAAGGTTGTTACTACCTACTGAGTACGTGATCCCAGTAAAGGTAAACACTTGACCAGCTGCACTACTGCCCTTCTGTGTCTCTTCCTGCATAGCTATAAGACCAGAGCTAGCTGCTGCTATAGCACCTGTTACCTGTCTTACTGTAGCTAGGTCAGAGTTTAGCAGACCGTCAGCCGCGTTAATGCCGCGCTTACTCCCCATGTCCA